CGAAGCCGGTCAAGACCGGAGATTTGCTAATCCAATCTAAGAACCAGAGAGCAGAAGTCTATATGAATGATGTTAACTGGGACTTAGAACGACTCGTGCAGAAGTTTACTTTTGTCGACTCAGTTCCGTGGTCCACTGCCGATGTTGAAGGTGCTCTTTTGATGCAACTCAACACCCCGATAGACTTTCTGAAGACTCCCGCTCAGAAACAGCCTTTTGATTTGACCAAGTTTTGGAAAGGAACCATATTGGTCAAAGTCGTCGTAAAAGCTTCACCGTTTTACGCTGGCAGTCTGGCCGTTGGATTTTCACCGATCAACTTGGTTCCTTCCATCCATCGTCTCATCAACATGGGAGCTCTTGTACATAAACTTTCTCAAGAAGAAGGTATTGAATTCACCATTCCATTCCGGTGGCATCAAGGTTTCATAAACGCGTCGAAAGACTCGCTTGGAAAGTTTTGCATATATGTTGTATCGCCTCTAAGAACTGGCACGTCCAACAATAATACCATAGATGTTGCGGTTTACGCCTCTATGACCGACAGTGAATTCAAGCTGCCGGATACTATTCCCGTCACATCCTATGTTTCCCACAAATTTCCTTCAGTTCAAACTTTTCCCCAAGCTTCAATTCCGATGTTACATACTATTCCGGAGTCAAGCACTAAAGTTTCTTCAGTTACTTGTGATATCAATTCCATCCCAAGTAAGATGCCCACCACCATGATGTGTGCTGGGAAAGGTGTGGTCGGAAGACCCGCCGTTTCCCACTTTCAGGATTCAGCTAGTTGCTTGATGCAGCTATTGAAGAGGTTTGAATTGGTGTCAACTGGTAATTACGTTATAAAACCTGATTCCACCGTCACTGCTAAGTTTGCAGTCCGCGACATTTGCATCGCAGCAATGCGAGGCTTTGATGAAGCGTACGGTATGTTCAGGGGAAGCGTTAACCTGAGGTTCTTTCTTGAACCGGTTACTGATTACTCGGAAAATGTTCATGGTCAATTGGTCTTGAACGTCAATGATTACGCTGCAGCTGCAGGGTACGAACCCCAAAACCCTTACAACGCGGGATATCAAACGTTCACCAAAGACGATATGGCGATGGTTACCATTCCCTGGATATATCCCACTTTTGTGGCTTTCACAGGGGCTTCAGGCTTGGCCGATGATAGCACCAGCGTTCTTAGAATGTTGTTGTTTAACGACTCAGCTGTTGAAGTTACTGTTAGAATCCGCATAGATATAGCCATTGGCGATGATTTCCACCTTGGTCTCTACCTTGGAGGACCCGCCGCGTACACCCTGTACGAGTCTGCCAAGTTGTTGCCTTTCAACATTTCGCAGGAGCCGGTTACGATAGATTACACCTTTCCTTCCACCCGAGCTTCCACCGTTCCCCTTCTTCCCACTCGTCCTCAGTCAGGCATGGTTCAATTTATTGAACGTGCGATTGAGAACACCCTTCCTATAATGGAGACAATGTCGGCGTTAGGACTTGAGCTTGATGCTCACATGATGACCGAACAGAGTCACATTGTCCAGCAACGTAAGCGTCCATTCAGTGCCAATACTGATCTTCCAGTTATGACAGAGCGTCTATTGACCCTCAATCATAATGGAATGACGCTCCCGGACAATACCTGCTTTGGCTCGTCAACGTCTGAGACCGACATCTACAATCTCCTCCAGAACACCAAATCCCTGGTTGATAGATTTGAGTGGTCGGAAGCCGATGCTTTAGGCACTCGGTTGCAGGATTATTGGGCTGGTCCCGATGTTCCTAACCCAGGAGCGGGTAATATCCACTCCAAAATCCCGTCCATGTTTAATTACTATACGGGAGGTACAAGACTGATATTTGATGTCCAGGCCACTGAGATACACAGAGGTCAACTTCTGTTAGCTTACAAGCCGATTCATCCTGATACCGATTCTGCCCCCGTTGGTTTTAAAGAAGCCACACAAACGTACTTCACCACGTTAGATTTGTCGTCTGGTAGAGCTACTTTGGCTGTTGATCTGCCATACTTGTCTCCCCGTCCACAAACAGATGTCGCACATCTAGGTGAAGCAAGATCTCAGAAGAATTCCACAGGCATTCTGAGTATCTTTGTCCAAAATCCACTTCGTTCCACTTCCACCGTAGCCCCTGCTGTTCAAGTAGTGGTGTATAAGTGTTTTATGTCTGATTTTCAACTCGGAGTATATGGAGGTACTCCCTGGTTGGCTGCTTCCGTTAGAGATGCAGTGAGAGGATTAACACCCATTCCTCCCACCGTTCCCTCTTTTCATCGAAAGCCCTTGATTCGCTCCACTCTTCCAGCAGTTCGACACAACTGATAACATGTGTCCACATCCGTGCAAGGAGATCCCATACAGATGGTTATCTATTTTCCTGGTTTTAAGAAACCTAGACAGCGCAAAAATCCCGGCGTAAACAAGGGTCGTGAGTTGCACCTCATGAAACATTTTAATTAGTTA